ACGAATGTGGTACCTGCAGTATCTACCTCTATTGGTGGTTTTGCAGGCGCATTCAACTGGGGTCCTGTCGAAGAAATCGTAACAGTAGGTTCAGAAAAAGAACTAGCTGCACGGTTCGGCACCCCAGATAATAATACAGCCCGTTATTTCTTAACCGCTGCTTCATTCTTGAAATATGGAAATGCACTTAAGGTTGTTCGCGCTGCGACTACTAACCTTAATGCTACTTCTACAGGAACTGGAGTGCTCGTTAAGAATCGTGACGATTACGATACACATACCCTTACAGCTAAAGTTGTTGCTAAATACCCTGGCGTATTGGGTAACTCGTTGAAAGTTTCAATATGTCCAGCAGATTCCACGGCGTTTACAGGCTGGGCATATAACAAGAACTTCGATTCAGCACCTGGTACTTCTGCATATGCTAAAGAACGTAATGCAACAGGTGATGAAGTACATATCGTTGTACTAGACGAAGATGGTGCATGGACTGGAACCGCTGGTTCTGTTCTGGAAACTTTCCCGTTTGCTTCTTTGGCATCTGACGCTAAAGCTGACAATGGCACATCAAGCTACTACGTAGATGTTCTGAACACATCTTCATATGTTTGGTTTGGTGCACACGATGCTAGCTTTACTTTGGCTGGATTTACAATTGCTGCTGGTATTGCTGACGTTGCTGCTGCTGGTGATTTTAGCACTACTACCGTGGTGAATTATTCACTTAGCGCTGGTACTGATGATAATGCCCCAACATCTGGCGAAATCATGACTGCCTTTGGTTTACTAGAAGATGCAGAAACAGTAGATGTAAATCTATTGTTTGTTACTCCTGGTAATAACGGTGGCGATGACGTAACTATAGCAAATTATTTGCTTGGTGTTGCAACAGCTCGTAAAGATTGTTTAGCGTTTATTTCTCCTCCAGTAGAAGATACAGTAGGTACTACTCAAGCAGCAGTCGACGTAAAAGCTTTTGCTGATCAATTAACATCTACATCTTATGGTGTAATTGACTCAACCGCTCTCAAAGTGTACGACAAGTATAACGACGTATATCGTTGGATTCCTGCTGCTGGTCATATGGCTGGTTTGTGTGCAAACACTGACAGCATTGCTGATGCATGGTTCTCTCCTGCTGGCTTTACGCGTGGTCAATTACTAGGTGTGACTAAGATTGCTTTCAATCCTAAGCAAGCCGATCGTGATACACTTTATAAAGCTCGCGTTAACCCGATTACTTCTTTCCCAGGTCAAGGTATCGTACTATACGGTGATAAGACTGCACAAACTAAACCTTCTGCATTCGATCGCATCAATGTACGTCGGTTGTTTATTGTCTTGGAAAAAGCAGTCGCAACTGCAGCTAAATATCAACTCTTTGAATTCAATGATGACTTTACTAGAGCAATGTTCCGTAACATGGTTGAGCCATTCCTGCGTGATGTCAAGGGCCGTCGTGGTCTAACTGACTTCGCTGTAGTGTGTGATGGCACAAACAACACGGGTGAGATTATTGATACCAACCAATTCGTTGCTGATATCTACATCAAGCCTGCACGTTCTATCAACTTCATTACATTGAACTTCATTGCTACTCGTACTGGCGTTGAATTCTCTGAAATTATCGGTCAATAAGGAGAATAAACAATGGCAATTCTAGGCGTAGATGATTTTAAAGCCAAATTAATTGGCGGTGGTGCCCGATCTAACCTTTTCAAAGTAGAAATGGGTTGGCCTACGGGTATTGGTAGTGCTGGTGATACTGAAATTGGTGGTTTCTTGATTAAAGCAGCTGCTTTACCAAGTTCAGTAATTGCTCCAATCACAGTTCCGTTTCGTGGTCGTCAATTGCAAATTGCTGGGGATCGTACATTCGAACCTTGGACAATCACTGTAATTAATGATACTAGTTTCCAATTGCGCAATGTATTTGAGCGTTGGATGAATAGAATCAATAACCATAATGCAAACACTGGTGCAACAAATCCTTCTGATTACTTTGCTGATGCAGCAATTCATCAATTGGATAAAGATGGCAACAATATCAAGAGCTATAACTTCCGAGGTCTGTGGCCAACGAACTTAGCAGCGATTGAAGTATCTTATGATACTGAAAATGCTATTGAAGAGTTCACAGTAGAACTTCAAGTTCAATATTGGGAATCTGGCACAACATCTTAATTATGTTATAAGTATATAGTGGGGCGTAAAAACCCCCACTATATTTTATATTTTGAAATTTCCGGAGAAATTATAAATGGCTGAAAATGGAATATCCTTATTTGGATTTGAAATCAAGCGTAAAGGACAAGAAAAAGAAGATGCGAAGAAGCAATCATTTGTTGCGCCTCAAGACGCTGATGGATCTAGTTATGTCCAGGCCGGTGGTTATTTTGGTCAGTACTTAGATACTGAAGGTGTAACGGATCAAGCATCTGAAGGTGACTTAATTCGTAGATACCGAGAGATTGCTATGCATCCAGAGTGTGATGCAGCGATTGAAGATATTATCAATGAAGCTATTGTTTCTGATTCAGACTCAGCTCCTGTTGATATCATATTGGATGACTTAGATCAACCTGACACTATTAAAGATCAAATTAAAGAAGAGTTTAACAATATTATTTCATTGTTACAATTCAACAATTATGGTCACGAAATTTTTAGAAAATGGTATGTAGATGGAAGAGTCTATTACCATATTCTTGTTGATGAGAAACAACCTAAAAGAGGTATTATTGAGTTAAGACCTATTGATGCTACTCGCATGACCAAGGTTAAACAGCTCAATCAAGAAAAAGATGAGAAGACGGGCGTCACGTTAATTAAAGATGTAGAAGAATACTACATGTATCGTGATGCTGGATTAGCTAAAACTAATCAGGGTATTAAGATTAGCAAAGATGCTATTCAATATACTACATCAGGATTATTGGATTCGTCACGCAAAAAGGTTTTATCTTACTTGCATAAAGCAATTAAGCCAGTAAATCAATTGCGTATGATGGAAGATTCATTGGTAATCTATCGTCTTGCACGTGCGCCTGAGCGTCGTATTTTCTATATTGATGTAGGTAACTTGCCAAAAGGTAAATCTGAAGAGTACCTACGTGGCATTATGAATCAGTACCGCAATAAGTTGGTATATGATGCATCTACTGGAGAGATTAAAGATGATCGTAAACACATGTCCATGCTTGAGGACTTCTGGTTACCGCGTAGAGAAGGTGGTCGAGGCACAGAAATTACGACCTTACCCGGAGGGGAAAACCTTGGACAAATTGACGACATCATCTATTTCCAGAAAAAGCTCTACAAGTCTCTCAACGTTCCTTCTAATCGCTTAGAGCAAGAAGCACAGTTTTCACTTGGACGCTCTACAGAGATTTCACGAGATGAAGTTAAGTTTCAGAAATTTATTAATCGTCTACGTAAAAAGTTTAGTTGGATGTTCCTTGACTTACTAAAGACACAACTGATTCTCAAAGGAATTATTAGTGAGCAAGACTGGGCAACATTCAAAGAAGATATCGTAATTGACTTTATTCAGGATTCGGCATTTGCTGAACTCAAAGAGAATGAAATCATGCGAGAGCGTATTGGTCTGTTAACTG